GTTATGGGAAATGCCTGACACAACAAACCCCGGACAAATGATGCGGGGAAATTGGGTCAGTGCGGTAAAGCCAAAAGACGCGCCAACCGCCGAAGGTGAACCCTTGCCACCCAAGACAAGCGGGGCTGGTGCTGGTGGCCGTCCAAGCGGGGGCGGGGCTGGCTTTGATCTGGATGGGGATGGAATACCCTTCGGCCCAGAGGTGCGGGCATGACCAAAGATCAAATCGAAATTGAGCGCATGTTGAATGAGGTCTTTGCCAAGGTATTTAGGGAGAACTGGTGACATGACCGAACAACAAACACCGGAATGGTTCGCGGCACGTTCAGGCCGCTTAACAGGATCAATGGCGGGGGCAGCTTTAGGGCTGGCCCCATACCAAAGCCAAGATGATTGCTTGCGCGCGCTGGTTCGATCAATGCACGACATGCCAAGCGAATTTGAAGGCAACGTAGCGACGGAATGGGGCAACGCCAATGAAGCGCTGGCCCGCGCGGCCTATGAAATGGAAACGGGAAACACTGTTAATGACGCGCCATTTGTGCCTTTTCAAGATTGGTCAGGTGCAAGCCCTGACGGATTTGTCGCGCATGATGGCTTGGTTGAGTTCAAGTGTCCTTTTGGCATTCGCAAGGATGCAGAACCCATGTTCAAAAGCCTTGACGATCAGCCGCATTATTATGCGCAGATCCAGTTGCAACTTTTCGTCACTGGGAAGCTTTGGTGTGACTTTTTCCAATGGACGCCACACGGCACCAAACTGGAAACGGTCAAATATGACGGTGCATGGATTAATGAAAACCTGCCGAAGCTAAAAGCGTTTTGGTGGAAGGCGCATGAAGCTGATCCTGCCGACTTTGAAGGCCCGCGCCGCAAGGTGATTGACACGCCAGAAGCGCAACGTCTTGTTGCGGAATATGACGAATTGCTTGACGCAATCGACAACGCGCAGGCCCGCAAGAAGGACATCATCGCCAGAATGGTCGAGATGTCAGGGGGCAAAGATGCCAGCATTGCAGGGCGCAACCTAACGCTAGTGAAGCGCAAAGGCAGCGTTGCCTACGCCAAGGCTATTAAGGAATTGTTGCCCGATGCGGATTTGGAGCCGTGGCGCGGTAAGGGCAGCGAAAGTTGGGTGGTGAAGTGATGGGTCTTGAAGAATACCGCGCATTTATTGCTGGTAAGGCATCGACGGCTCGCAAAGACGGAATGCAGCCGAAGCCTATTAACGAAATTGCAAAAGAGCATCAGCGCGCGGCGTTGTCGTATGCGCTGGAGATCGGCAAGAGCGCCGCGTTCCTTGACACAGGACTTGGTAAATCATTCATAGAACTAGAATGGGCGCGGCAAGTGTCGGAGGAAACAGGCAAGCCCGTCTTGATACTGACGCCGCTTGCCGTTGCGGGCCAGATGGTCCGTGAAGGCGTTAAGTTTGGCATCGAAGCCCGCCAGATCCGCGAACAGTCGGAAGTGGGCGATGGCGTGATGGTGGCGAATTATGAGAGGTTGCCGAAGCTAGACCCATCGTCGTTTGGCGGCGTCGCTCTAGATGAAAGCAGCATCCTGAAATCTTTTGCAGGCCGCACGCGCAATCTGTTGATGGATGCGTTTAAGGATACGCATTTCAAACTGGCCGCTACTGCCACGCCATCCCCGAATGACCATATGGAACTTGGAAACCATGCCGAATTTCTTGGCGTGATGCGGCAGCAAGAAATGCTTTCGAAATGGTTTATTAATGATACGTCAACCGCATCACAGGAATGGCGACTGAAGGGACACGCGCAAGATGACTTTTGGTCTTGGGTTGCGTCTTGGTCACGTTGCGCAACCCTGCCATCGGATCTTGGCGGTGACGACACTGGGTATGTTCTGCCGGAGATTGATCGGCACATTCATACGGTCGAAGCTGACCGCATGGCCGACGCCGACCAAGATACTCTGTTTCGTATCCCCGAACTGAGCGCTACCAGCTTCCACAAGGAAAAGCGATTGACCATGCAGGACCGTTGTGAACGAGCGGCTGAACTCGCCAACCATGATAAGCCTGTGACAGTTTGGTGTGAAACCAACGATGAAAGCGCATTGCTCACGTCTTTGATCGACGATGCTATCGAGGTTCGCGGCGATCAAAAGCCAGAAGAAAAAGAGGCGCGGCTTTTAGGTTTTGCAGACGGTCAATATAGGGCCATCGTGACCAAGCCAAAACTGGCCGGGTTTGGAGTAAACTGGCAGCACTGCGCGCACGCTGTTTTTGCGTCAATCTCGTTTTCATACGAACAGCATTACCAAGCTGTTCGTCGTTCGCATCGCTTTGGACAACGCGAGCAGGTTCGCAATGACATCGTGATTGCCGACACAGAAGCCGCGATTTGGAATGCAATTCACGGCAAAGCTGAGAAACACGAAGAAATGAAGCGCCGCATGTCGGACGCAATGAAGCGCGCACAATCGAACGCAGAAACGCGGGTAAAATATGACCGCCCGCTTGATTTGGCGTTTCCCGAATTCATCAAAGGAGAATCGGCATGAAACAGCCGGAATATCAAGGCCAAGGATGGGCTATTCATAACAGCGACTGCGTTGAAGGTATGCACGCAATGCCGCCTAACAGCGTTGATTGTGCGATTTTTTCGCCGCCGTTTGGTGACTTGTTTGTTTATTCTGACAGCGAACGCGACCTTGGCAACGCTGGCGAGGGCGATGCTTTTATGGATCAATACGCCTTTTTTGCAGATGCGTTGACGCGGGTTCTGAGACCTGGCCGGATTGCCTGCGTTCACTGCACCGATTTACCTATGAGGAAGGGTAAACATGGCGCTATAGGTCTGCAAGACTTCTCTGGCGACTTGATACGCGCGCACACTGCGGCAGGCTTGGTCTATCATGGTCGCGCGACGATCTGGAAAGATCCCGTTGTTGAAATGCAGCGAACCAAAGCCATCGGATTGCTTTACAAGCAAATCCGAAAAGACAGCGCAATGAACCGCGTCGGGATGCCGGATTATATGCTATTTTTCCGCAAGGACGCGCCAAACGATAGGCCGATTGCACACGCGGCACCGGGCGACAAGGAAGCGGTCAAGATTGCGAAAGAATGGCTGGATGATCTGACGCGGCAGGGGCTTTGCGCAGGCACGCCGCCTGACGAGGTTTTGGCCGAACTTATCCGCGATGCCGAGTTTGACGTTATGGAGTGGCAACAGGTCGCAAGCCCGGTATGGATGGACATTCAACAGGGAAACGTCCTGCGTAACTTTCGCAAAGCCAAAGGGGCTAATGATGAGAAGCACGTTTGCCCGCTACAGCTTGACGTGATCCGAAGATGCTTGCGCCTATACAGTCGCCCAGGTGATGTGGTGATGGACCCATTTAACGGCATCGGTTCAACTGGATACGAGGCTGTCAAATCGCGCCGAAAATATATCGGATTTGAGTTGAAGCCTGAGTATGCGGCGCAAGCAAATATTAATTTGCAGGACGCAGAGCAGCATGGCGATGATCTGTTTGCGGCTGAATAGATGACCCCCGACCAAGAGGCCGCAGCAAACGACTACGCCAACAAGATACTGGCGGAATTGCGCGCGGCCTCTACCCCGGCGGAATGCGCCGCCATATCGGAAAAACACGCCAAGGCGTTTGCACGGCTGCAAGAGGTACATCCGGTTCGCGCTATCCACATCATCAATCTGGCGTCGATGAAGAAAAGGGAGTTTGAGGTTGCACAACGTGACCTGTTCAAATAAAATTTTGATGCGGGCTAGACCGGCCAGTCGAAAAGGTGTGACGCTGACACCCTGCCCGCTAACATAACAGCGAAACCTTAGCGGGGTTCTTATGCACAAAGTCATCACGCGAAGCGAAGCCAAAGTACTTGGCTTGAAGCATTATTTCACTGGGAAGCCGTGCAAGCGCGGTCATGTTGATAATCGTTGGACGTGCAGCTCAAAGTGCTTTTCTTGTCATTATGAGGACAACCCAGTCAAAGGATTTTACGGGAAAAGCAAAGAACACAAAAAGTCACTAGCAAAAGTTAGGGCTAGAAAGTGGTATGAGAAAAACAAATCTTTGACAATTCAAAGGGCCGCTAAGTGGAAGAGAGATAACCCATATCGCGTCAAGCAGTTGTCAAAAGCAGAGGGCAAAAAACTCAGATCAACGCCTGAAGGGAAATGCATTGTATTTATGCGTGATAGTTTGCGCCGATGCCTTATAAACAAAAAAGACAGAACGTCTGAAATTCTTGGATACAAAAAAGATGATTTGGTGCGACACATTGAAAGGCAATTTGTGCGCGGTATGTCTTGGGACAATCATGGCGAATGGCATATTGATCACATTGTCCCAGTCTCTTGGTTTGTAAAGAACGGAGAAACAGACCCAAAAGTCATAAACGCTTTGACAAATTTGCGGCCTATGTGGGCAAGCGAAAATATTTCAAAGGGCAATAAAAGGGAGGTTTTATTGTGACCTTCACCCCTCGCCCATATCAGCAAGCTGCGCATGATGCGGTTATTGCCGAAATAAAATCAAGCGTTGCGCCGTGTCTTGTTGATGCGGCTCCTGCGGCTGGCAAGTCTTGGATAATTGCAATGTTGGCATCCACAATTCACGAAATGTCAGGCGGGAAAAAAATCTTGTGCCTTGCTCCAAGCGCAGAATTAGTTACGCAAAATGCAAGCAAATACGCAGCCACCGGGGAGCGTTTTTCTGTCTTTAGCGCCAGCGCAGGGCGCAAGGAATTGCGTCATAAAGTTGTATTCGGCACTCCAGGAACCGTTAAAAACCGGATCAGCCGTTTCAAAGATGGATACGCCGCTGTCATTGTGGACGAAGCCCACGGCCTGACGCCTACGCTCAAAAGCATCATTGACGCCATGCGAAACGGAAACCCTAACCTGCGCGTAATAGGCACCACGGCCACGCCATATCGCATGGGCGATGGGTATATTTTCCGCATGTGGCCGGATGGCAAGGTAAACGACGACAGCACGACGAAAGAGCCATATTTCACAAAGCTGGTTGACCGCATTACAGCGCCCGAATTGATTGGCATGGGGTTTTTGACGCCGCCACTTGTTGGATCACCGGGCGCTGATGGCTATGACACTGGCGGAATGCAGGTCAACAGTCGCGGCCAATTCGACAAATCAGACGTTGACCGCGCTTATCACGGCAAGGGGCGGCTTACATCGCAGATTGTGGCCGATGTGGTTGAACAATGCCGCGACCGTCAAGGCGTGATGTTTTTTGCCGCCACGATCCAACACGCCCAAGAGGTCATGGAAAGCCTGCCGCCGGAATTGTCGGCATTGGTAACAGGCAGCACGTCCAAGCGCGAACGGGAAAACATCCTTGCGAGGTTCAAGGCGAGACAAATCAAGTATCTGGTGAACGTCGCGGTCCTTACAACGGGCTTTGATGCGCCTCATGTGGACTGCATCGCCATCCTGCGCAAAACAGAAAGCGCTGGGCTTTTCACCCAGATTATAGGGCGCGGGCTGCGCTTGTGCGAAGGCAAGGAAAACTGCCTTGTGCTGGATTACACCACCAACATTGACGATCAATTTCCTGACGGCGATTTGTTCGACCCAAAAATTGAGGCCAAGCGCGACAAAGAAGATGGGGAAGGCATTCACGCCGAATGCCCGGATTGCGGGTATGTCAACAGGTTCAACGCTAACCCGGATTGCGAGGACTTCAAGATAGACAAGCACGGATATTGCGTAGACTTGTCAGGCAATCAAATTCAGACAGAACACGGCCCATTGCCAGCGCATTATGGGCGTCGATGCTTTGGGATGCACCAGACAGGGGCGGGGGGCACGTATGAGCGCTGCACGTATCGCTG